GGTAGTCTTGATGCAAATGTTGCTGGTACAAGTAACTTAACAAGCACGGGTGACATAACTGTTAATACTGAAGGTACTACTACAATAACAAGTGAAGGCTTAATAAAATTAGATGGTGATGTTGATATAACCAAAGAATTAAAATTGTCAAGAGAAGATGTTATAGTTAATACCCATGTTCATGATGATTTTGATTCACCAACTGTTGACACTGGTCCACCTAAATAGTATAAATAAGATATATGGCAACGATAGCACGACAAACAACTTATAAAGATTTGGATTTTACCTTTAAACAAAATCCTAATACTAATGATGTTGGGATAAAGAAAGATAATGCTTCAATAATTCAAAGTGTATTAAATATATTAAGAACGAATCATGGAGAGAGACCATTTAATTGGAACTTTGGTGCTAACTTAAGAGCATATTTATTTGAAAATATGTCAAATATAACAGCAGCAAATATGTCTACATCTATTAATACAGCTTTAAAAAATTGGGAACCAAGAATAGAAGTACTTAATACAAACATTCAAGCTAAGGCTGATGAGAATGAAATATACATTACAGTTACTGGTAGAGTTAAATCAAGTAATGAAATAGTAAATATAGCAACCACAATAGAGAGATTACGATAATGGCAATAGAACGCAGAATTTCAGCAAGTGAACTAGACTTTGATCAGATAAAGACAAACATAGTTGCATATATGAAGGCGACAGATACGACCTTCAACGATTATAATTATGATGGCTCTGCAATGGCAACCATCATTGACGTATTAAGTTACATAACGCACATAAACTCTATGAATGCAAACTTTGCGCTTAATGAAACATTTTTAGACACAGCTCAATTACGAAGTTCAGTAGTTAGTCATGCTAAACTATTAGGATATACACCAAGGTCTATTTCTCCTTCAATTGCTTATATAAATGTTAAGATGAATTATGATGATACAGAAACTCCTTTATGGAATCATGATGCAAATAACGATCCACTCCCATTAACTATGGAAAGAGGTACTAAGTTTTCTACTAGTATTGATGGTGTTACATATCCAATGTTTGCTTCAATAACAAATACTATAAATTTTGATTCATCTACTGGTTGGAATTTCTTAAACATTGCAATTGAACAGGGTACGTTAACAAGCATATCATATACATATCAAAATAATACATTTGAACAATATTTAATTCCTAATATTAATATAAATACTAAGTCTATTAAAGTTACTGTAATAGATTCCGCTTCTACAACTGCATCTAAAGTTTATACTTTAAATAGTAACGTAGTAGATTTAGACGGTACAAGTGAAGTATTCTTTTTAGAAGAAGGTAGAGACGGATACTATGAAGTTAAGTTTGGTGATAATATCATTGGTAAGAGACCAGGAAATGGAAATTCTATTGTGATTGAATACTCTAAGATAGCTTCTGGTACTGACGTCAATGGCGCTACTGTATTTACCATGACAGATTCACTTAATACTAATACAGATGAGACAGTCACACTCGTAACTAAAGCTACTGGTGGTGCTGCAAGAGAAACTAAAGAAGCTATCAAGTTTAATGCACCATTATCTCATGTATCTCAAAATAGAGCTGTTACGCCCGATGATTATAAAGCTATTATTAAAAATGAATTTGCCGACATTGAAGCTGTTCAAGTATGGGGTGGTGAAGACCATGATGTACCAGACTATGGTAAGGTATACATAAGCATTAAGCCATTGTCTGCTGAAGTATTAACTGATACTCAAAAAGCAACAATAAAGACAAACATCCTTAAGCCAAAAAATGTTGTATCCATCACTCCGGTTCTTGTCGACCCAGAATACACCTATATAGACTTAGAAGTTTACTTCAAGTATAATCCTAACCTTGCTACAGTTACAGCATCTGGTCTTGCAACCTCAATAAGGAATACGCTTGTGACATATAATAATGATACGTTAAAGAGTTTTGGTGGAGTATATAGAGACTCAAATGTTCTTAAAAAGATAGACGATACTAATATTGCTATTCTATCTAATATCACTCGTATTAAGATGACTAAAAAGATTACACCAGTGCTTAGTACATCAACTAAATATACACTTAAATTTAATCAAGCACTAACCGATATAGATGCTACTACAGGAACTACAGGTTCTTATGTAACCTCAACCATATTTACATTTAGTGGTGTTGACGCCCAACTTAAAGATTTTTATGATAGTTCAAGTGATACACGAATTATTCAAATAGTTGATACAGCTAATTTAGTATTAGATACAAATATTGGTGATGTTAATGAAGAAGCTGGGACTATAACATTAAATAGTTTTGCTCCAACAGCATTACCTACAGGTTCAACTACTATTGATGTTACGGTTAAGCCGGCATCTTCTGATGTATCACCTACAAGAAATGAACTACTAACTATTAATACTTCAACCGCAACGATAACAGGAGAAATAGATACTATGGCTACTGGTGGTACAACTGCTGGTATCGATTATACAACGGTGGCTAACTAATGTCGACTTTAGGTAAATATAATATATCATCATATGTAAATGATTTAATACCTGAACATATACAAGCTGCTTATCCTGACCTTGTTGAATTTATTAAAGTATATGCTTTATACTTAGAACGTACTAATAAATCTGGATTTTATCTTAATGCACTTGATATCCAAAGAGATATTGATTTTGTAGAAGAAAACCTCCTTACAGAACTACAGAATGAGATTGGTATTGCAGTACCAAGAGATTTTGCTGTAGACCCAAGGATGTTTTATAAAAGACTTATTGAGTTTTATAGAAGTAGGGGTACACCAGAATCTATAACATCGTTCTTTAGAATGATATACGATGATGATGTAGAGACATATTTTCCATTTGTAGATTTATTTGAACCATCAGATGGAGATTGGACAGATCAGCAAGTTGATATAATAGCAAATCAAGCTAACTATACACCTTGGAATGTATTCACAATTAGTGGAACACCAACAGTAGTTAGTGGAAATGCTGATTCAGGTAACCCTGCATTCTTTGATGATGATGTAGTATTTGTTAATGATGTATATCAAACACCAGGTACAGACTATACAGAAGATGTATATTCAGAATCAAGTACAACTAAATATAGGTTAACATTTACATCGGCATTGTCAAACGCTGATGTGGTTAAGACATATCCTAAGGGTTTGTTTACAACAGCAAATGGTTTCTTATCAAATAAGAAGTATTTACAAGACTCTTACTACTATCAAAAGTTTTCATATGTAATACGTACTGGTAAGAACATTGCTGATTGGAAGAATGCATTTACAAGATTAATTCACCCAGCTGGGTTTATATTCTTTGGTGAGATATCAATATTTATTGAACTACTTACATCAGCAAATACACAAGCTCAGTATGGTTGGTTACTACCAGCTGGTAAGATTAATCTTAACTTAGCTGCAGAACAAATTGGTCCAGTAAGTTTTAATTCAAACTTATATGAAATAAGCTGGACACATATACCATTTACTACAACTGGAACTTATAATATTGGTTCGGGTGGCGGCAGAATAGGTATGTGGAATCATTGGGATAATATGAAGTTCAGATATTTAGGTCCAAATTCAGATTTTTCTCATTATACAGTTGCAGATAGTATAAATAACAATATAGGTTTACAATTCGGATTGGGTGGAGCAAGTTCACTCGTTATTTCATAAATAAAACAAAGGAAAAGACATGGCAGCAATAATAACTAGCAAATTTAGATTAGATACAACTAATAAGTTCTTAGCTAGTCTTGCAGACAATCAATTCTACATGGCCTTGGGACGGCCTAATGCATGGACTGATGATACGGTTCCAACAACCCCATATGAAAATGACTATACAAGTAATACTTTATGGGAAAACATGTTTGCCATGAAGAAGATTGCTAGTACAGACATTATTCATTGCTCACCAAGGAATCTTTGGGTTTCTGGTACAACTTATGTAGAGTATGACGATCAAGACACTAACATAGAAAGCAAAGTATATTTTGTTATTTCAGATAATAACAATGTATATATGTGCTTGAAAGCAGGCTCAGGAACAAGTACAACAAACCCAGACGTTACCGGTGTTACAACATCGGGTGTCATTAATCACTCAGGCTCAGATGGTTACATATGGAAATATATGTTTACAGTCCCAACATCTGATGTAACGAAGTTTTTAACAGCATCATTTGTACCAACAAGACATATTAAAGTTACACCTCCAGGAGGTTCTGACACAGCATTGGTTAACCAATATAGTGTACAGACCAACGCAATTGATGGTGCAATATATAATATGAAGATAACTACTGCAGGAACTGGATATACATCAGCTCCAACATTAGCTATTGCAGGTGATGGCGCATCAGCTACGGCTACGGCTACAGTAGCAGGTGGAGCTATTACAGGTATTACAATGACTAACGTTGGCACAGGATATACCCACGCTACGGTTACAGTAACTGGTGGTGCGGGTTCAAATGGTGCAATAAGACCAGTGATTGGTCCTCCAGGTGGATATGGTGCAGACGCAACCAATGACTTACGTTCACATTACATAACTATCAATACTACATTTACGGGTGATGAGTCAGCTACAATTCCTGATTCAAATGACTTTAGACAATTAGCTATTATTAAAAATCCAATTGAACAAGCTAATGAGAGTGCAACAGTAACAGCTGCTGCCTCAATGGTAGTTGGTAATTTTTATAAGATTTTAACAATAGGTACAACTACTGATGCGCTTTGGATAACAGCAGGTTCATCAGCTGACCCTATAGTAGGAGAAGTATATAAAGCTCTTGTTACAACATTAACTGGTTCAACTACAGGTACTATTGCTCAAGTTGCTGAAGCTAATACATATAATACATGTAAGAGTGTAACAATTCCTGCTTCATTATCTGGCACATACGTAGCTGATTTCGCATTTGAAGGTCATACAAGTGGTACCGTTGGTGCTAAAGGTATATGTGTAGAATATAATAATAGTAGTGGTGTATTGCATTATATACAAAACGAATCTACAGGTTTTGGTACATTTACTACATCTCATTTTACTCGCGCAACGGGTTCATCAGGTGCAGGAAATGATATTACAGCAGTAGCAGTTCCTTTAATTAATCATCATTCAGGTGATGTAATGTTTGTAGAGAATAGAACAGCAACGACCAGAGCTGATGGCCAAGTAGAAACAGTAAGATTAGTAATCGCATTTTAATAGGATAGAAACATGGCAATTTCATTTAACGTAGAACCATACTGGGACGACTTTAATACCGTAGGAGCGGATGGTTTAACTCCTAAAGAAAAATATCAAAGGATATTATTTAGACCAGGTAAGGCTGTACAAGCAAGAGAGTTAACACAGCTTCAAACATCATTACAACATCAAGTATCATCTACAGGTGACCATTTATTTAAAGATGGTTCGGTTGTTGTTCCTGGTGCAGTTCACCTCCATAATAAAATTGACTATATTAAATTAGATTCTGTTCATGCTAATAATGATACTGTTACTGAATTAGTAGGTACTGAATTTACTGATGGTACTAATACTGCTAAAGTTATTCATGCGGTTTTAGCTGAAGGATCAGACCCAATTACAATATGGGTGCAATATATATCTGGTACTGTATTTGCAGATAATGCAACTATAACCGCTTCAGGTAGTAAATCGGCTGAAGTAAAAGCATCTGCTGCTACAGGCTTTGGTTCAATTGTATCTATTGAAGATGGTATCTATTATATTAAAAAACACTTTGTTGTAGCTAAAGCTAAAACAATTGTATTATCTAAGTATACATCTAGCGTATCATTTGATATAGGCTTACTTGTTACTGAATCCCTTGTCAGTTCAGGTACTGATGAATCATTAAATGATAATGCTACGGGTACTCCTAATGAGTCTGCCCCAGGTGCACATCGTTATTCTATTACAGCAGTACTATCTACTCAAGCAGTTAATGCAGCAACAGGTAATTTTGTTCTTATAGCTCGATTAGAGTCTGGTGTTATTACAAAACATGCAAGGTCACCTGACTATAATGTTCTTGAAGATCATTTAGCTCGTAGAACATTTGATGAGTCTGGTAATTACTATGTAAATCCATTTAAAACTCTTGTTAAAACACATCAAGCATCAAGTCCTGATGCTACTAAATTATCACTTGCAATTGAGCCTTCTAAAGCTTACGTAAGAGGTTATGAAATACAGACATTAGCAACTACTAACGTACACTTTGATAAGGCTAGGACTTCAGAAAGAGTTACAGATAAAGTTACAGAGATAACACATAATAACTATATTGAAGTTACAGCAATGACTGGCACACCTGACATTACTACATTTGGTACAATAGCTATTGAGAATTCAGGTGGTACAGAGATTGGTACCTGCCGAGCTCGTTCAATCGAACGTGTTTCGGGTGATGGTGCATCATCTGCGTCAAGATATAGAATACATATATTTGATTTTACTGGTACAATGACAGCAGCAACTCAATTAGATGACAAAGAAGGTACGGCTGCAGGCACTGCATTTGCTGCGACTATAGCAGATTCTGGTGCAACCACAGCGTATAACATTGGTCAAGACATTTTAGTATATCCATTACCATACGAAAGAATTAAGACATGTAATAGTGAAGTTGATAATACCCAACCGGTTGATTTTAATTATAGGTTTGAAACTAATCGTATACTTGGTTCGGCTACTGTATCAGGTAGTGGTACTGCAACATTTACTGCTGCAGCTACCGGCGAACAATTTGGTGCTAAAGCAGCGAATACAAACTGGATTTTAATAAATGATACTAATGATGGTGATGGCGGTGAAGAAGTATTAGTAGGTGATATTACAATTAATAATGCAGCATCTCCTCCAAATGTTGTTATAGCTAACTTACCAACAACTGGTAATTTAGGTGGTGGCGGTAGTGATGGTGCTATTGGTGATACAGTAAGATTAATTGCTCCAATAATTAAAACTGCAGATCATAAAACTAAAACATTAGTTATTAACCAAGCTGTAGCATTTAATGCTCTTGATGACTTCACTGGTACAGGAATGGCTCTTGGCCATGCAGACATATATCGTATAGTATCTGTTGTTGAAACTGTAGGTTCTGCTAATGTTACCGAACACTTTGATTTAGATAATGGACAAACAGATACTCACTATGGTATAGGAAGGGTTAAACTTAAGACCACATCTAATTACACAGCAACTTCTTCTAATTCTGTAGCACTTACAGTTACATATGATTATTTCTCACATTCCTCAGGTGACTTCTTTACAGTAGATAGTTACACAGGACAAGTTGATTATGCAGATATTCCTAAATTAGAAGATACAGAATTAAGAAGTGCAGTTGACTTTAGACCACGTGTGTCTAATGCAGGTGGTAACTATACTGGAACAGGTGCACAAACAGCATTTGCTCCTATAAGATACTCACAATTTGAAACTGATATTCAATTCTATTTAGCAAGAATGGATAAAGTTTATATAGATTCTAAAGGTAACTTTGGTGTTTCACCCGGTGTTCCAGCACGTGAACCAGAAGCACCTGGCCTTCCTAAAGATGCAATGCATTTATATACGTTAAGTATTACTCCATATACATTAACCACAGCAGAAGTTGGTGTTGAATATATTGACCAAAGACGTTATACAATGCGTGATATTGGACATCTTGATACACGAATAGGCCAAGTAGAATATTATGCTGCTCTCAACTTCTTAGAAACTGAAGCACAAAACAAACAAATTTTAGATACAGCATCCCCTTATAGTTTAAGGTGGAAGTCTGGTTATTTAGTAGATGGATTTGCAAA